GAATCTTATTTTTAATGGTTATCCGGCAACCTTAGTATGTAATAGCGTACAGAAAGCAAGATTTATTATTTATAGTACTAAGCTGAGAAAGTTAAACAGCAATGAGAAAAAAATATATTTCCCGTCATCAAAAATATTGTCATCAATGATTTTTGTAAATGTAAGAAAAGACAATAGTATTCCTGTCAAGTTTTATCCGGGAGATGAGATGCAGGTAGCATTAATGCAAATGAGTTGTACTGATCTTGCTTATAAATACATAAAGACATGAAGAGAGTACCTATAAGACAAGCATTGATTAATGCTGTTGAGCAATCTGAGGAACAACTTGGAAGATATATGAATCAGATGCTTAAATGGGCAAAATATATTGAAAAAGAAATTGGCTCACTTAATGGCTATCCTGTCAAATCAAAAGCAATTGTAGTATCAGGCTCAATAGTTGATCTTCCTGATGACTGTTATGAAGTAATAGCTGTTTTACGTGGCAACTGGGAGGATGTGACGAATGCTCATTATCGCAAACTTGGTAATATTCCTATTCAGATTGATGACAGGACTGAGGAAATATCTTACGTATGGATTCCGCTTAATGCAAGTCTCATATACAATCATTATTGGGAAGAGGTTGCAGGTAAACTTCAATTAATAAATGAGTTCAATGGACAGGAACTAACAATTGTTTATCAGTATATAGAGACTGATGAGAATGGATTTTGGATAGTCAATGAATCGCATATAGATGCTATAACAAAATTCATTATATACAAATTTGCAATGAAATATCGCTGGAGGTTATTTAAGAGCGAGAAATTTATGCGTCCTGGATACAGAGAGATGGTTCTTGATCTTGAGAGAGACTATAATATTGCTGTCCGTCATGCAAGAGCACAGGATGGTAAATGGTCAGAATATGAAAGAAAGCAGATGTAATGAGTGTTGTAAATCGTATATCAGAAGGTATTCATCTTGATAATAATGAATATAATCAGCCGGAAGGAACAATGCGATATAATCGTAATGGACTGATCTATGACACGGAGTCTGGTAGATATGTATGGAGAAGTTTGAAAGGAACGACTCCAATATATAGCCTTCCAGTAAGAGAAAGCTTTATGGGATATACGAAGATAAGGTCAAGACATTTTATAATTGCTTTGAATACTATTGATAATTATGTCGTAATAAGAGAATTGATCTTTAGAAGTGAAACTAGTTTTTCACAGATAAGAGATATAGTATATACTTCTAATGATAACTTCAATCTTAGTCTTAGTCATCCTATAAGATCAATATTTGGAATATATGAGAATGAAAATATTCAGAGACTATATTTTACTGATTTTTATAATCAGCCGAGAGTTATAAATCTTGCTGGAACTCCTCCTATTGCAGTTGATTATAAGTTTATTGATTTTGTTCCTTCACTTGATAATGGATATGGAAGTTTTAAATTTATTTCTGAATTATCTGGTGGTTCATTAAAAGCAGGAGTGTATTATTTTGCATGGAGATTATATAAAGATGGTTATTATACCGATTGGTCTTATTTAAGCTCACCTGTTTCTATTTTTAGTGGATCACCCGGATCAACATATGCTGATTATCAGAATGTACATGGAGATGCTCCGGATAAACATACAACAAAAGGTATCAGATTCACAATAGAAGATATTGATGATGATTATAACACTATTCAGGTTGCTGCATTTTATAGTAATGATCTTAATTCAATAGCATCTGGTTCAATCATACATGAAGGTAATATATCAGGAAACTCTATAACTATTGAATATTTTGGTGGTGAAGAATTAGGGGTTGTAACTATATCTGAGGCAGCAGAGACATCTTTGTTTGTTAAACGATGCAAAGATATGGTCTCAACTGGAAAGTATAATGTAATAGCTAATATTGAAGAAAGAGAAGAACTTGATATAAGCACTCTTAATTCTGAAGGCAAAAACAACAAGATTGATGTTCAGATAACTCCTCTTCAATATACTATGCTTCTTGATACAAGAGAGTATGGATCATCATATAACAATAACACAAGGCCACTTAACGGTACACTGACCGGTCATTATGAACTTGGATCTGCACGTATTATACCAATGTTATATCATTATGCTCATACACAAGTTACATATAATGACATTTTGCATGGTACTATTACAGTTCCTGCCGGCAATTATTTTAAGCCTGCACCATTATCCACAGGTGGATCAGGCTTTGCAATACTTGCAACTGTAATAAAGAAATATCGCAAAGGATCGGCAACTGCACCATACAATATAAACAGTGATTATGAACTTGAGACCAGAAATATATATGATGAATATTATAATTACAGGAATACATATTTCTGCAACAAACTAAAAGGCTATCCGGCTGGTGAGAAAGTAAGGTTTGGAGTATTGTTTTTTGATAAAACTGGAAGGCCATTTTTTGTAAGGCACCTCAATAATACTCTTACAACAGTAGAAGGAATAACTATTGGGCCGGGAGATACTCGTTTCCCTGAAAGATATGAAGATAATCTCTATCCAATATGTCGTACATCAAATCGTATATCAACTCCATACGAATATGATAAATATACTTATGGATTAATAAATTACTTTTCAATTTCAGGTCTTGATATTACATCAATAAGAGATAAAATAAGTGGTTTCTCTATTGTGAGATGTCCGATAGAAAGGCAAAATCTTGCTTATGGTGCATTGGGATTTATGTATGCAGATGGCAATAATCTTTATGCAAATTATAGTTTCAGAAGATATTCAAATGAAGGATCAAAGGAGCGCGGGAAATATGTTTTCTATACTCCTGAAGATATGTTTGGATTAAGTGAATTTTCCATTCAGCCAGGAGATAAACTTGTAAATAGATATTACATGACTCCATTTGATCCGGATAATCAAGAGGAAACAGGATTGCAAGGATATGGAGTAAGAATGACTGCTGATACTCTTGGTATAAATTTATATCAGAAGTTTTATGAGTTCTATAATGATTCTGAAACAGGTAATGGTGCAAGAGGAGCTGAACATGATATACTTTTTTATACCAAATATCGTCAAGGAGACGGAGATGAGATAGTTGTTGATCCACGAAATCCATCAAAAGTTCTTAGATATGCAAATGCAATAAGTGTTGATAGTCTTATGAGAACATCTCATATAACTAATCTTGGTGTTGCTGTTCTTGATATAGATGACACTCCTCCTGATGTGAAAGGAGTAATGAATCTTCCGTATGATGATCCACGAATGTTAATATGTTCTCTCAAAAGGCCTAAAGCAACAGTATATGGCGGATTGTCAGATTCTGCACTTGCATCGTCAACTTATATATCAACAGGACATTATCAGGAAATAAATGATTATGTCTTATCAGATATAGAAAATAATGGATCATACATATTCAATGAGATAGAAATATTTGGTGGTGACACATTTGTTTGTATATGGGATTTTCTCAGATTACAATCTAATTCTGATCTTATAACTGCTGACAGAAGATATAGTCATACTATACTTACTCCGATTGAGTCAAGGATAAATCTTGAATTAAGAGATGGCATGCATGTTGGCAAGGATAGAATTGCATTAACTCAAACTGGAGCTGGTCTGCATTGGGAGACTGGATTTAATCGATGGGAAGAATTTAATTACAATGATGGTTATTCCACTGATAATCCTCAAAGGCATTATCTTCCTGTTCCATTAAATTTTGTTCATCAATCAGTATTTGATACTGATATAAGATATTCTGATCCGAAAGAATATGGAGAGTATGAAGATTCATTCAGAATATTTAAGCCTTTAAATAAATATCAGCTTGATAAAAAGTTTGGTGCTATAACAAATATTAAGCATAAATTTAATAATCTTATTTATTGGCAAAAAGAGTGTGTTGGATATATTCCTATTGGAGAAAGAGCATTAATGTCAAATGATCTTGGTAAAGTTATTCAGCTTGGAGTATCTGGAATTTTCGAACGTAATGATCAGCTTGTTGAATATGTTGGTAATTCAAATCAGTTTGGTCTTGTTGAGTCAAACATGGGATTCCATTGGTATGATTCCATAAAGAAACTTTTTGTTAGTATTACAAATTCACTTCAGATAACTCATGAATCAATCATTGGCGGACTTGATAATTTCTTTATTAATAATGTTCCAAATGAATTAATGAATAATGATTTTCCGTCTATTGTTTATGGCATATCAGGTGGGTTTGATCCAAAAGAAAAGATGGTTTATATAACAATGTCTTATCTTAATGATTTTCATGAAACAATTGGATTTAATATAACAAATAATAAATTTACTGGATTTTATGACTTTGATGCATCCTATTATTTTAATATAAATAATGCATTATATGCATTCCGCGGAACAAATGATCGTAATATGTATCATTTTGGTTCTGGTCAGATAGGTAATTATTTCATTGGTAACTTTCCGAGATACTTTACTATTATTGTAAAGGATGATAGTAATATTGCAAAAATCTTTGATACATTTGAGATCATAGGTAATAATGAGTTCTTTTCATATATTGAGTATGCTCTTGAAAACGGAGATGACACTACAGAATACTTCAGTGGGCCTAATGCAAGATATGTAAATCATAAATTGAAGTATCGTAATAAAAGATGGGTAGGGAACTTCCCGAGGATACTCCGTGAAAGAATGGTTGGTGGTTATTTGAAAATCACTTTTGTAAATACAGAAACCAATGATGCAAGGTTTCTTCAGATGTTAACGAATTTTCGCGAGATGATATGAGTGCAGTAAAAAAGCTTAAATGTGGCGGTAAAATAAAAGCTAAAGGCAAATATCTTGATGGTGGTCAGGTTGGGCCATTATCAGAAGTGCCAGAAGAGATTGTTAAGATTATTACAGAGATGCTTGATAATAAAAGGAATGCTCTTATTGATAATTTAAGTTCTCGTGATAATCCTGCATCAGTGCTAAAGAAAGCAAATGCTCTTGATACTGGTTCATCTGTAATATCTGGTGCTGGCAAAGGAGCTGCTCTTGGTACGGCAATAGCACCTGGCATTGGTACTGCAATAGGAGCAGGTGTAGGAGCATTAACAAGTGGTATAGGAAGGCTCTTAGGATCAAAGGATCGCAAGGAGGATATTACAAGAGCGACATCTACATGGTCAGATTCATATTCGTCAAAGACAGCCGGTGCCTTACGTGCCTATGGATACAAGAAAGGAGGAGAGATCAAAGGCCCTGGCACCGGCAAATCTGATTCTGTTAGCATGACAGCAGAAGATGGATCATTTATTGTACCTGCAGAGAATGCAGAATATGCAAAAGAACTTGGCCGATCTTTTCTTGGATGGGATGATAGTGAGACTGCATCAAAAAGTAAGGGAAATGTTAATATCAAGGCAAGTGATGGAGAGATAATATTTAATCCGAGAGAGGTTGCTGTTCTCAAATATCATGGTGTTGATCTTGATTCTCTTGCTCCAAAAGCAGAAAATTCGAAAAAGACAAATAAGATGACAAAAGGAGGGCCTGTTAAGGAAGATGATAAAAACAAAGATATTTCAGACTGGAAATATGATCCAAAAAGTAAGCTTGTAATGTCTCAGTCCGGGAATATTGCTTATGATGGAGATGGTAATGAATATAAAATAAATTCAGATACTAATCGACTTGAAAAGACTGGAGAAAAGTCTCCTTATGGTTCTGCTATATATGGAGAATATGATCAGTCTGAATCAGCTCTTGATCTTCTGCCAGAACTCCTTGGTGCAGCTCAGGTAGCCGGAGGAGCAGCTGGACTTATTGCTGCAGGTCGTGCTCCGGATATGAGGGTAAGTAATACTCTCAAAAGATTGTCCGGAGAAACAAGAAGACTTGCGGAGTTCGGATATGAACCAAAGGTTTTAAATGCTCTTAATGCAGAAATAGATAAGACAAGAGCTGATATGACAAGGCTTGTATCAGAATCCGGAAGCACATCAGGACTTGAGAAGATGGCGCAAATGCAAAATATTCTTGGGACAACTATTGACAAGAAAGCCCAATTATCGTTTGCTGATGCAGCAGAGAAAGCAAGGAAGTTCTCTGATGTAATAAGTGTTGATACTGCTCTTGCCGGACAGGAGTTTGATATAAGTAAGATGAAGGTAGAGGATTGGTATCGTAATCAGGATGTGATGGCTAATCTTGCAATAGCTGGCATATCAAATATTGTTGGAGCAAGGCAACTTAAAGCTGAACAGGATGCTCTCAAAAAGATAGGTGACACTGGCATAACATTCAAGAGATAGTAGTCATGGCTGGTTTTCTTTCATATGGATCAGGTAAAGCACTCAGTTATGTTCATGATTATGGCAAAGACATGGATAGGCTTTATCAACGTGAAGCATACAAAATGCAGGTACAGGCTGCTAAAGAACAAAAGTCAGCTTACTATGCTTCTCTTATGAAAGAGCATACTGCTGCAACTGAACATAATCAAAAACGTCTTGAAGACTATTATATTGGTCTTACAGATAAGATCGCTGACTTTGCAATGAAACATCCAGGTTGGGAAAGAGATGTGCTACAATCGCAGAAAATGTACTCTCTGATGGATAAATTCATAAACAATGATATAGTAAGAGAAGATATACAGGTTCAGCAGGAATGGGAGAAAGCAAAACCGGCTTATGGTTCTCAGCAG